CAGCGCCACCACATTCTCCGCGCGCGCCCTGACGGCGCCCAAACGCCGCCGATGCCGCGTCATCAAATCCTGCGCCACCACCTTCGCCGCGCGCGCCCTGACGGCGCCCAAACGCCGCTGATGCCGCCGCGTCGAAATCAACACGCGGCTGTCGTCCTACGCGAGTAAAACCACCCCCACGGCGCCCAAACGCCGCTGATGCCGCCGCGTCAAAATCAACACGCGGCTGTCGTCCTACGCGCGTAAAACTGCCTCCGCCATGCCGACCAAATGCACCAGCCGCCTCAGGAGGAAACGAAACAACCTTGCCACCACGACCCACCGTGCTCCACTCGGAAACCGCGGACGAAACAGACATGATTCAAATTGTAGGAAATACAGGAATCGTGATGTTTAATATATACTGAATCAAGCATCAATTTTTGGCGCATGGGGCTACGAATCGTCAAATTTCATCTTTCCACGACCGCCAGATATTTCAAAAATATTCCACGATTCAACGTACGTCAGTAAAAATGTCTTGCGACTAATATTTCGCGGATCATACGGAATAGCGTTCAGCGTAACGTATAAAGTAGGCAACGACGCGCGTGTGAAATTCAACGTACCCACAGGCACCGCCCAGTCATAGTCGCCAAACGCCAGTGTATACACTTCCTGCGGCTTGCTCGGATCTGCCTGATCCAGCCCCATTCGCCGCGATTTCCAGTACGACGTCACTTCGCGCACCACCGGTAGCCGCCACTGCTTCACCCGATCAATATTTGCTATATTCAGCCGTACCGTACGAAGAAATGGGTCGCCAAGAACTTGCCCCGCACGCGGCGGCGCCCGTAAATTCGTACGCTGTCCCGCTTGTGTGGAAGCTTCGCTGCGACAGGCAAACAGGAGCCGATCTACGGATCCAATAAAATCTAACTCAAACGGTAACTGTACCACGCCCGCAGGATTTGCTGCTGCTGCCGTAAGTTCGTTATCCTCTATCGTAAATTGCTCATGTTGAACCGTCAAAAATGGCATATACAGCGTCTGCGCCTTGAACCACGTCTGGACATCCGCAGGCAGATATAATACCGTCTGCTCCAAACTCATCGTGATCGGTTTCATTGCCGACTGTGGCAAAGATGTTTGCGTCGTATCAATCGGTCCACCTGGGCTTTGCTGTATGAGCAGCGGCAACTCCCACGGCTGCGGGCGCAACCGTCCGTCGCTCGCGACTATTAAATCGTCCAGATTCCGCAAATTCACGCGAATACGGAATCGCTGGTTGCGTAGAGCGCATAACGGTGTACCAGGGTCATACAAATGCTGCCAACCAAAAACTGGTATAGGAACCCGCAGCGTACCGATCGTTGCTGAACGACCGATGCCAAGCGTCGTTTCCTCGCGCGCCCCCACTTCCGCACCCGTCAAATATGATGTCGCAAACCCATACGACGTGCGCAGTCGCCAGTCTAAATACTCACCATACGCCTCATGTATCAGCAACTGATCCTGAAATACTTGTATGGAATCCAGGATCTGAAAGCCGATATTATTACACCAGCCATACGTTACACCGCTCGCGTCTGTCACAATCCCAGTCGGATTTGCCGCAGCAGCGGGTCCAGGCAACCACGTCGGCAATGTGATCCGCAGGTGAAACGCCTTGGAAATATCTCCGCGGTGCTCAATATCAAAATCTACATAACGCCCCCATTCGGGATTATTGCGTGGCGGGCATACGTAAATTTCCTTTGTAAACGGTGCGGCGCGTACGTATACGCTGTGAAAAAAACTTACAGTCGGATTCGCGGTAAAATATAAATCCTTTTTACCGCGAGCCACTAATTCTAGTAAACAGCCTGATCGGCTTGTCATTCTTATTTAGCGTCACTATTATCAATCTAGACCATCGTTTAGGTATACATATGAGCGATACTTGGATCTAGCGTTTCTTTCTTCTTCAGGAATAGTTCCACATGTAACTTTTTGAGCGTAAAAGGCAGACTGAATCCTTCAATCGCAAACGGCACCTGCTTTGGATTATTGTAGAACCGCAACAAGTTGATCTTGCTTACTATCGTCTGTAGACAGCGCTTGAGTTCACGCACACCCGCCTCGCCGCCGGTAAAGTTTTCAATCACAAACTGGAGAATCTCGCGGCTGATACTGATCTTTTCAAACAGACCAGAATCACGAAGCGCCGCGGGCAACAAATATTCATCCGCGATCAATAGTTTCTCCTTCATGCTAAATCCATTACACTGGATATTATACATACGGTCACGAAGAATAGGATTCACCTTTTCGTGGTTATTGTGACTGAAGATAAACAGACAGCGACTCAAGTCAAGATCAATGCCCGTAAAGTATTTATCCTGGAAGCGGTCGTTCTGACTGCCGTCCGTCAAGTGGATCAGCAAGTTCATGATCTCCTCGCCCTTGGGCGTCTCGCTGACTTTATCAAGCTCGTCAAAGTAAATCACGGGATTCATGCACTTTGACTGGATCAAGATCTCAACGATGCGTCCCCACGTTGATCCCTCGTATGTATAACTATGACCGTCCAAATAACTCGCATCCGTAGCACCGCCAAGGCTGATAAAGTGGAAAGGACGCTCAAGTGCCTTTGCTACTCCGTCCTTAATGATGCTGGTCTTGCCAATACCTGGAGGACCGTGTAGGCTCAGTACGTTGCCGTGTGCTTTTGGATTCGCGATCCAACTGCTCACAAACTGCATGATCTGTAGTTTCGCGTCCTCGTGACCGTAAATCGCCTTATTCATACACGCGTGTACACGAGACATAAACTCGCCGCACTTTTCGGCACCATCCTCCATCTTCACTGGTAGTTCGCGAAAGGTCCCTAGCGGCAACCCCGTAAAACCGGTGATCCAGTGCGAGCATTTGTAATACTCGCTGCTGCTAGGATCCAGGTTACATAGCGCGTTGTATTTTGCCATCGCAATCCGTTGTAGATCCGGCTTCATCGAGACTTTTTCCAGAATCTTGAACTTGAGTGGAACCGCTACATCCGCAGGGCTTGCCTTATGTTCAAGAATATGTAGCAGCGACGACTGCTTTTCCTTTGTGAGAGATTTGAAATACGTAATATCGTTATCAATTGTATCCTCCTCACCCTCATCTTCCATTTGTACAAGTTCTACAAACCGACGAACCGACGCTGGCTCCTTTTTCATATTGTATTTCTGTGGTTTGCTGGGATCGCGATCACCACCGCCTCCGCCCAGAAGATCGCTGATTACAATATCAATCGTACCCGCACCACCCTTTGCTCCATGTCGTCTGTAGTCATCCATATCGTCCTCATCCTCGTCGTCAATCTCGGATTCCTCAGACTCCTCGGATTCCTCAGACTCCTCGGATTCCTCAGACTCCTCAGACTCCTCAGACTCCTCAGGCTCCTCGGACTCCGTCTCGGAATCTTGTACCTTTTTATGTTTTAGCGCCTTTTTGCGCTTGACTGCCTTTTTACGCACAATTTTCTTGGCGACTTCTTCGTCACTTGACGATTCTTCCACAATCATCAGTGTCGGCTTTTTCTTCGGACGCATTGATACTGGCGGCGTTTCGGAACTTGACGTATCCGATGCTTTATTCATTTTCGTGACGAGTTTTGAAATACGCTTCTGCGCCTTTGCTGCGGCTTTGCGCGGTTTGCGCTCAGGCATTCCTTCCATCTCAAACATCTCCTCCTCGGATTCGTCGTAGTCGTAATCAATCAGGTTGCGAACATTTCCTTTGCTATCTACACTACTGTCATCGTCGGATGACGCAGCACGACGACGGCGTTGTTTGCGATCTTTAGGATTGCGGGGCATTTTGTTTGAACTTGTGAGCGCGCCTTAGATGTATGCGCCGTGTCAATTTTGCGCTGCACATAGGCGAGACAAACGCACAGTAGGTTTCCAAATTTAAGTTAGCCACTTTGTGGCGAACTTAAATTTGGAAACCTACGTATACCCAGTAGGGTACCGTAGGTTTAATTCTGAAACATACGATATTGTAAGAAATACAGTATTTCACACAATTTATAAAAAAAATACAAGTTTAGTGCTTCCGATTGCGGCGCGTATTGCGGCGCGCGCTCAGCGGATTCCGGGCAAGATGACCGATCGCGCGGTTCAATGCCGTCGCTGCTGTACCAAGCGCCTTGCTGGCGCTCTTGACCATCTTACCGGCACCGGTGACTAAATTACCGGCGGTATTCACGGCGCCGTTCGCAATGTTACGAACCGGAGACGCCACATAACGGGCTACGCCACCTCCACGGCGAGCGGTGTTGTTACGGCGGTTGGCACGGCGATGCGCGCGGCGAGTATTGCGACGAGTGTTGGGCATTGTTTTCTAAATAACGCACTGAAAAATTTTTTGCGCCAATTAAATTTTGTTGGAAATCCAGAAATCACGTAGCCTTCCATCTAGGGGTGGGCATTCGCCCACCCCTAAAACCCCACCCGTGGGGGACTTGAATTGCTAAATTATTATTAAATTGCTATAGGGGTGGGCATTCGCCCACCCCTAAAACCCCACCCGTGGGGGACTTGAATGGCTACCGTAGAGTACTAAATTTAAGATCGCCCTTTCAGGGCGATCTAATTTAGTACGCTACTGGGTATACGTAGGAATTCCAAAAAAGATCGCCACTTTGTGGCGATCTTACATTTGGAA